CTGACATAACAGATACACAGAATAACGTGCAAGTATTAGAAGAATCAGCCAGCTTTGGATAGAAATAAAAAAAAGGGAAGTCCTAAAACCTCCCTTAACTATAAACCGAAACACTTTATGAATGATTCAAAGGTAATAAAATTATTATAACAAAAGCAAATAAATAACATTTTTTTCTTCCACTTAGTTATCTAAGTATGGAGTTATTAAAGTTATACCTACCAGAAGGAGAGAATAAAGAATTTCAAATTGCCTTAGTTGACGAGCCAGCAATCGAAAGTGAATGGCACGCTTTTAACAATCAACATAAGTTCAAAGTAATTAGCGACGAACGTAGAATAGTTTCAGGCTATGCTATGATAGCAGATATGTTAATTCCTAGATACGATGCGCACAGAGGTTACTATAATGTCAAGTTCACAAAACAAGCGATAGAAGATATAGTTTATAACTTTTTCCGTAACGGTCTTAACCAGAATACAAACGAAATGCACCAGACAGGAGATTTAGCAGAAGGTGTTTTTGTATTCGAGTCTTTTATACTAGACAAAACAAGAGGTATTAAAGCGCCAGAAGGATTTAAACAAGAGGCAGACGGTTCATGGTTTATTTCAATGAAAGTAAACAATGACGAAGTATGGGAGAAAGTAAAGAGTGGAGAGTACACAGGATTCTCTATTGAAAACAGATTCGACCACGTTACAGACAAAGAAGAAGAGCTAAAAAGACTACTAGAAGAAATCGAAAGTAACATTATTAATAAGTAGTCAGTTATCTAAGTATAAAATAGAATTTAAAATGTTAACAGATATTAAAAATAAAATTCAAGCATTTTTCAACGAAAAGGAAATTGACCTAGAAGTAGTTGAGAAAGCAGAAGAAAAAGAGACAGAGCAAAAGTTTGAAGAAACTACTCTTGTAGACGGAACAGTAGTAAACTTAGAGCCTAGCGTAGAAGCTCCAGAGATTGCAACAGTATTAGCAGATGGTGAGTTTTTACCAATGCCAGCAAACTCAGAGGCAGAACTAGAAGACGGTAGAATCATTGTAACAGGTGAGGAAGTTGGTGTAATTATCGAAGTTAGAGAAGCAGTAGAAGAGGCAGAAGAAGAAGCACCAGTAGAAGAAGAGGAAGCAATGGAAGAAGAGAAAAGCGCAAAGCGTATCATTGAGTCTATTGTTAAAGAATCTGTTTTTGCTACATCAGAAGAGGTAAAAGAATTAAAAGAAACTTTAGTAGATACTTTCAAATACGCAGAGTTTGTAACTAAGGAGAACGCAGAGTTAAAATTAAAGTTTGAAGAGCTGCAAAAAGAAACCCAAGAGAAATTAGAGTCTTTTGGTAAACAAGAATCTAAAGAGCCAGTAAAGGAAAGTAAAAACCCTTTCGGTTCAAAAGGAGGATTCATTTTTAAAAAATAACAATTAAAATTTAAAAATTATGTCATTTGACGTTAGTGGGTTAACCACATACATAGACGAAACTAAATTCGATCTATTAACACAATTACAAAGTACTTCAGGACTTGCTGGAGTTGTTAGAATGGTTCCAGGAATTAAAGGAAGTTCAAACGTTCATTTCCTAGATACTACAGTAACATTTCAAGACGATGCGTGTAGCTATAACTCAGCGGATTCAACTCCTTTAACAGAAAAGAATCTAGCAGTTGGAGCTATTGCGATCATGGAAGATGTTTGTGTTAAGACTTTAAACCAAACATGGTTAGAAACTCAAGTAAGAGCAGGAGACGTAGGAGAGCAAGATATCCCGCAAATGGTTGCAGAAGCTTGGACTAACAGAAAACTAAATGCAGTTGCTAACGCTATTGCTATTGCAGACTTCCAAGGAGATACTGCATCAGGTACAGCTAACCTTAACAAGTACGATGGTCTTTTAAAGTTAGTAGACGCAGACGGTACTGTAATCGACGGTAATACAGGCGGTGTAACAGTTGCAACAGGAGTAACAGCAGCAAACATTATCTCAATCTTACAAGGCATGTTCCTTTCAAGAGGTGAGTTCTTAAGAGGTAGAGATGACGTTTCTTTATGGATTCCAGAAGATTGGTATGAGCTTTATATTATTGCTTTAATCAATACTAACAACTTTAACTACACAGCAGAAGACGGAGATACTGTTTTATTCGGCACTAACGTAGTTTTAAGACCTTCTAAGGGACTTACTGGACTTGATAGAGCTATCATGACTTATAATGATAATATCATCATCGGTGCAGATATGGACATGGAAGAAGATGATTTGAGATTATGGTATTCGCAAGATGACCGAGTAAACAAATCACTAATTACATTTAAGCGTGGTATTCAATACGGATACGGTAACGCGATTGTAGAGTTTACACTTGTACCCTAAATAAAGTGGGGGCGTAAAAACCCCCTTTTTTTAACTTAAAAAATTTAGAATTATGGCTTGTGGCCCATTAACAACTGGATTTGATTTTGAATGTGACGATAGTTCTGGAGGTATTCAGGCTGGTTCTATTCTTATTACCCAGTACGAAAATATAGACAAAAGCACCTCTGTAATTGCATCGGGTGTTATTACTACTCTTAGTCAAGTAGTATCAACAGACTTTTACAGATACTCAATTAAAAAAGAGATTGCAAACAACATTACAACCGTAACTAAAGACCCTGTTTTAGGTTCTACATTTTACCAGTCAGTGTTTCAGATGGCTTTACATAAATTAAGTGCAGCGAAAAACGTTGAGCTTGAATTATTAGCATCTAAACCTATTGTAATTATTTACCAAGACCTTAATGACGTTTATCACCTTATCGGATATGATAACGGTGCAGAGGCTTTCTTTGGTGGAACTTCTGACAGTCAAACAGGAACGGCTTTCGCAGATATGAACGGTTATAATATCGGTGTAACTGCTAGAGAAAAACACTTTCCATACACAGTTGACCCTACGGTAATCGCTGGATTATCTATTGGTTAGTTCATAGTTTAATGTTTAAGGGGTTAGGCTGGAGAAGTCTGCCCCTTTTTTTGTAAATTAGTAATATGAAAATTAAGAAAGAACATCTAGGTAAAATATACAGAGCTACCGCTGAAAACGGGTGTACTTTTAGAGTACCTATTGAAGATACTCCAGAGTGTAAGAAATTAGCAAAAGTTTTGAAGTTAGACATATTCGAGAAAAATGCAACTAAAAAAAGCGACGACAAACCTAAACATAATACTGACACTAGCGGAGAAGACAACGCTTAGTAATCCAGTATATTTATTCGAGTTTATAAACAACCAGACAAAGCAGTCTTATACTTGTATTTGTCAGGATTTAAGCACACCAACACAGCGAGCGAGGTTTAACAAGTTCAACATAGTAGAAGGTGTTGATGATCGTTTAAATAGTTCCTTAATTTTAGGTTTAGCGGGGCAGTATGTTTATAATATACACCAACAAACAAGTACAACAAACTTAGACCCAGAATTAAGTGAGGGTATAGTAGAGAGGGGTTATATGATTTTAGAAGGGGTTACAGATGAGATAGTTTATATTTCACACACTCCAATAGTTAATTACGTGGCACATGAGCAATGATAACTTATACATATTAGGGAACAGTGGGAAGTTAATGAAATTTGACGCTCAAAAGATTCCAGTAATTAAGGAAGAGAAGCGAAAAGAGTACGCTATTTATGGTACTGACAAAGAATGGTACAACAAACAACCGCAGTACTATAATTGGTTGTATAATTCAAGTTCTAAGCATAACGCAATAGTAAACTCAAAAAATAGGTTTATTTGTGGTCAAGGTTTAGACTATGACCCGCTAGGTTTAGACGATTCAAAGAAGTTAGACGCGCAGTCTTTTGTTCATAAAGTAAATACACACTATATTAACAAGAAAATCTCCTTAGACAGAATTATACAGGGCGGTTTTTGTGTTGAAATGGTAGTAAGTGAAGACGGGGAGACAATATACCCGTATCATATCGAATTTAGCAATGTAAGGGTAAGTAAGAAAGAATATGACGAAGACGGCAAAGAAAAGCCTACACAATATTTTTATACGTGCGATTGGAACGCTCGCAAACCCGAGATTAATCCAGATTGGACAGTATTTGAAGAGTTTACTTTCGACAATGATGGTTTAGACAAGAATAAAAGGTATTTATTTTATTACAAGGACTACAACCCAGACGAAAGAATCTACCCACTTCCAGAGTATGTTGGTGGAGTACCTTATATCTCAGCAGATGTAGAGGTAGGTAACTTTGTTTACAATAACGTTGCACACGGATTTACAGCGGGTTTATTAGTTAACTTTTACAACGGAGACCCTACCCCAGAACAAAAAAGAAGTATTGAAAAGCGTTGGGATTTAAGAAACCACGGCTCTGATAATGCGGGAAAGCCTATTTTGTCATTCAATGAGTTAGACTCTCAAGGTGTAGAGGTAACACCACTTAACGCGAACGGTCAGGACGATAGATACAATACATTAAACGACCAAATAAGAGACGAAATATTTACTTCTCACGAAACAGACCCTATTTTAATATTTGGTCAAACTGGAGAGGGTGGTTTTAGTAACGACGCAGGAGAAAAAAGAGTAGCATACGAGTATTTTAAAGTAAGTTATGTAGAACCTAACCAGAAGACGTTAGAAATGTTCTGGAACGCTGTAATAAGATACAACGGTGGAGGATTTACAGTAAAGATTAAGCCACTAGCACAAATCAAACCAGAACTAGACCCTACTATGATCTTAGAACTAATGGGTAGGGAGTTAATGGCTAAAGAATATCTAGGAATTGAAGTAGAACCACAGGTAACAGTAGAACAGAAGAAAGAAGTTTTCTCGGTGGATGAAATGTGGAGAGGTTTTGAGACTTGCGGGATAAAAGATGAAGATTGCGAGCTGTTAGAGGAGAGAATAACGCCTTTTGGAAGTATTCCAGAGGCAATTAAAGAAGCTACAAAGTTTAAAGCAGAATTTGCTACTAGAAAAGAAATAGGATTGTTGAGCATGTTAATTGACGGGTTATCACCTAAGGAAATTCAGGACTCAATGAAGATTACCGAACCAGAATACAACGAAATAGTAAATAAACTTGCTAACGAGGGTTTGTATGAAGACGGAGAGGTAACATCACAAGGAAGAACAGAAGTAGAGCAAGAAGTACCCTTTGTGGTTTATAAGTATGCGGTAAGACCAGATGCTCCACCACTAAAAACAGAGTCTAGGCCATTTTGTAAGAACTTAATGAGATTAAGTAGAAATATGAGCTGGACTATTGAAGATATAAATAATATAAGTGCACAAGAAGGCAGGGACGTATTCGCTACTAGAGGCGGTTGGTACCACAACCCTAATACAGGAGTAAATACACCTTTTTGCAGACATATCTGGGTGCAACGTTTAGTAAGAAGAAGATAATGAATAGAGGATTAATTATATCACAGAGATACTTTAAAGAGGGTACGCCCGTAGATGAGAACGTAGACATGAACTTAATCAATCCAACTATTTGGAGATGTCAGGAGAAGTATATTAAATCTTATTTAGGTGAGCCACTTTATAACAAGATACTAGCAGATATTGTAGCGGATACTTTAGCAGGTGATTACTTAACTTTAGTAGACAACTACATCGCTGATACTTTACTGTATTACGTTATGTATGAGGTTCAAGTACCTTTACTTTATAAGATGCGTAATAAGTCAGTTGCAAAAGCGAACAGTGATAATGCGCTGCCTATTAGTTTTAGTGAACATAAATACCTTAGAGACTTCTATAAAGACGATGCTGAGCTATTTGGAAAGCGTTTAACAGATTATTTATGTGTTAATGCTAACTTATTCCCAGAATACAGAAATTACAGCGATTCAGCACAAGTAAGAGCAATACAGGCAAAGTCTACAGTATCAGTTTATTTAGGAGAAGGAGGTTATGGTGATAATTGCGACAGATACGATGGAGACTATCCACCAGAATATTACGGAAAACATTAATATGAGATTTGAAAAAATAGACAAGAAATTAAAGAACTATGTCCTTAACTTACAATCAAATAGTAAAACTAAACCGAGAGTTCGCGGAAGCAAATCAAAGACTTAAAAACTTTGGTGAAGGTGATGCTTGGGACATTGTAAGACATAACCAAGAACAGGACTTTAAGTATCCGTTAATGTGGTTAGAGCCTCAACCTTCCTCAAGTAGACCAAAAGAGTTTACTTATACTTTTAGAGCTTGGTTTATTCAATCAGTTCCAGAACTAGAAGACCGTGAAGACGCTTTAATGTATGTGAACGAGGCAGAAGCTAAAAGTGACATGTTAGAATGTGTTAAGGATTTATTGAGTTTTTGGGAGAACAACGAAGACTACCCTAGAGTAAGATTAGAAAAAGGCTTTACTTATACAACCTTTACAGATAAGTTAGAAGACCGAGTAAGTGGAGCGTATATAGATTTTAAATTAACAATACCTTTCAATTATGATAGGTGTATAATACCAATATAAAATGCCAGATATTAGTTTTATCTCCGCATCAAACGGAGTTTATATAGTAAATGATACAACAGAATCTACAAAAAGATGTAGAGGTTTTGAAGTATTAGAAGATACAGTAGTAACAAGTATTAAAGTAAATGGAGACGCTGCAAACGTAGTAGCGGATTATATTAGCACTCCAGCAACCGCATTAAAAGCAGGCACATTAATTACCCCTTTAGGCGACGACCATTTTTCTGGGGTTACTTTGTCTAGTGGTTCAATCGCTCAAATATTATAAGATGTACGGTTACGGGTTTGGTTTAAATAATTTTAATTTTGATAGTGGCGGAACTCCTCCACCTCCATCACCTACACCAATAGGAAATATATTTGATATACAGGCCAGTGAATTGGCGAATCTTGACGATTTCACAAGTAACGTTGACGGGACTACGGCTATCACTTTAGATGGTGGGTATATTAAATTCACTGGCGCGCCTACATCGGGTTTCCCTTTAGATAATTATTTAAGGTATGATAATTATGTAACAGGTTTAGAAACTTGGACGCTAACAATGGACTTTATAATTAAATCTTATACGTCAGCTTTTGAGGGTTGTTTATTTGGGTTTGTTAATGATTCAAGCATACCAACAGTAAGACAGGATTGGTTTATATACCTTAGAAACACATCGAGCGGTTCAGATGGTCAGGGGTACAGATATTTCAACGCTACATCAACTTTAAGTCCTAACACTTTTATTTCAAACCCTTTAACAGCAGCTGTTACCCCTGTTATAGATGATGAATATAGAATGACTTTGCAACGTTCTGTAGTTGGGGGTTCTGTTAGGTTTACAATGACGGTTGAAAATTTAACTACACCAGATTCAGAGAATGGATTTTTAGAGTATGACTTTTCCAATACAGCTGGACAACTAGATATGAGTTCTAGTAAGTTTTTAATGGCTCACACTGGAGGAGAATGGTGGGTAAGTAGATTTAAACTAGACACAACCGAACAAAAGAACGTAGACTATTTAGTAATAGGTGATTCAATTACTTCTGGTTATTGTTCTACGGCTAATTCTGACAGATGGTTAGACGAAGTAATTGCAGCAAATCCAAGCTTAACATTTACTAAGTCTGCATGTCAAAATGATAGACCAAGCACGGCAGTTAATAAAAATGATGAGTTTACACTAATCAATCCTACTAAAGCGATATTGTTCATAGGTACAAATGAAGCTATAACAGACGGAAGTGCTGCTGCTTTGGCTAGTTATGCGACAATGTACTCTAATTTACAATCTTTAGGAATTACAGAGTTTATACATTTGAACGCTTTACCAAGGGGCGGAAACGCAGCTATAAACACTTTTAACAGTTCTTTAGCCTCGACTTATTCAGGAGACACAGTGATTGACTTAAATACATTATTCAATAACGGTAGTGATTCAATGAACCCATCTTTAGAGTGTGGGGATGGGATACACCCTAACGACGCAGGACAAACAATAATAAGCGGTCAAGTAAACGCAGTTCTATAATTAAGTATAAAAACCTATTTACACGTTAAGTATAAAGCTTTAATTTTGCAAAGAAAATGACAGAACAATTAGACATAGTATCACATTTAGTAACCGTAGCTCCAGTTGTTGCCGTGTTGATCTATTTCATAATGTATTTTCAAAAAGCAATCAAGCAATATAAGGAAGAGTTAAAAGAAAAAGAGGCTATTATCCAGAAGCTTAACGACGACAAAGTAGAGAAGTCAGAAGAGATTGTAGGTCTCGGTAAAGACATGGTTTCTACTATCGACAGATTAATAGAAAAATTATAATCATGGCAAAAGTTAAGAACATGAAAGATAAGAGCAAGAGTAAAGAGGCAATTAAAAAAATGCGCGACAAACTCAAAGAATTAGACCAAGTTCTTGACGTTAGGAAGGTTAAAAAAATAGCCTAGCATCAATAAATTTCTTATATTGCCAAAAAATTAAAATATGGCAAATCGCGGAGAATGGTTTACCGAAAAGGTGAAAGAGTATTGTTCGGTAAGATTTGAAACATCTACAAACAACGCTCAAATATCCAGAGAAGTTAAAAAAGCTTTCAATCTAGAAGAAATAGATGTAGAAACTATCAGGGCAATGGTTTCTAAGTTCAGAATAAAAATAGGAAAGCGAGAAGGACACCAAATTAAACGCTTATTTTTTGACATTGAAACCTCTCCTATGGTTGGGTGGTTTTGGCGTACTGGCAAACAATATGTAGACGCTAGACAGATTCAAAAGCATAAAAAGATAATCTGTATATCTTACAAGTGGCAATACTAGGACAAAGTACATACTCTTAAATGGACTAAAAAACAAAACGACAAAGGGATAGTAAAAGAGTTTATCAAAGTACTAGGAGAAGCCGACGAAATAGTAGCGCATAACGGGGATAGATTTGATATTAAAGAAATACGCACCAGAGCAATTAAAGAGGGTGTTTTAATGTTTCCTAAGTACAGAACGTTTGACACGCTTAAAAAGGCTCGTAAGTACTTTAATTTCAATTCTAACAGACTAGACTATATTGGTCAAGTTCTTGAGGTTGGAAGAAAGCTAGACCACGAAGGGATAGATTTATGGTTAAGTGTAGTCGATGGAGACAAAGACGCGTTACAAAGAATGATTGATTACTGCGAACAAGATGTAATATTACTAGAAGACGTTTTTCACGCTTTAAGTCCTTATGTAGACCATAATACTAACCACTCAGTACATAACAATAAAGGTAAGGCATATTGTCCTAATTGTGCTAGTAAAGAAGTGCAGTTAAGCCACACAGACACAACCCCACGCGGATATATAAAAAGGCACATGAAATGCAACACCTGTAAAAAACAATACCCAATTAGCAACAAAACTTATTTAGCTTGGTTAACAAAATAATATGAAAGCAACACTTACAAGAAACTGGAAAGACAAGAAACAAACCCTCGGACAATTAGACGTAGGAGACTTAACTCTCTATACATTAGAACTACCAGACCTAGACAATCAAAGACGTATTAGTTGTATTCCAGAAGGAACGTACAGAGTAGTAACCCACAACTCAAGAAAGTTTGGTAAGTGTTTTTGGCTTCGTGAAGTACCTAATAGAACAGGCATTTTAATCCATGCGGGGAATTACCATTGGCATACTCTTGGTTGTATTCTTGTAGGGTTAGATCATAAAGACGCAAATGACGATGGCTTATTAGACGTTGTAAGTAGTTCTAAGGCTATGAAACAGCTTTTACAGTATGATATTACAGAAATAGAAATAAAAACTATCTAAGAGCTTTATTTGAGTTCGTGCATAATTTGCACAAAGTCCACTAATTAGTTAACAAAAAAGTAAACAAAAACGTTTACAAAAGTTTCCATATAAGGAAACATTAAACCTTTACATGAATGTTACAACGTGTAAAGAAAAACCAAAAAACTTTACATAAGCATTACTCTTATTTAAGAAAATCGGCAAAAACTTAATTAACATGAAGAAATTATTTGAATACATAATTTGTTTGGTCGTCGGGTTCGTGTTGGGGTTTGGTCCTTACTATTTTGCAACACGCGATCTATTGAACCGACCAACAGTAGTAAACGAGTTTAAAAAGATCAAGACAAAGAAAGACGCACAAACAACCGTGGACGTTTCAACAGTAGTTGAGAAAGAAGATAAAAAAAAGAAGTGGAATCTATTTAGGAGGCGTAAATAAAAAAGGGAGTTCGTTGCTGGACTATTAACCTTTCGCCTAAGACAAGGCGGTTTTATTCCTTGTCGCACTGGTACGATCCCCTAATTTCCATATTCCGATAT